GAGTTCACCTTTGCCTAATCCGCCTTGAGTGATCATATCAAACTCATTCCAGCCAGTTGATACAGGATCACGGGCTTTTAATAAAAAGCGTTGCTCAAAGTCCTTTAAATAATCATAGCCAAAATCATTACTAGCACCCAGTTTAAGCGCTGTGTTGATAACGTCTGCAATCTCATCAAAAGAAGAACTCTGCAGCAAGTCCACAGACTTTATAATCGCAGCCTTAAGCTTTTGTTTTCTACAAAAATCAAGAGAGGCATCTTTAATAAAGTCGACTCCTTCAACATCTTGGCTTGAGTGAATTCTAATGAGGAAGTCCTTCATTTGCTTGAAGATAACTTCGTCGTGCTTTTCTTCTTCGGATAACAAAACGGAGGCCATGGTGTTTAGTGATGGGTGAACTCGATAGTTTCCCTTGTAATCATAAAGAATTTCCATAAAACTTTGCAAGTAGCTTACATCAAAAAATGACATATCTAACACCTCGCCAATCCGATCTGCAAAAACCCTATCAACAAAAATAAGTTTCGCTAGGCTCTCCTGAAACTTAACTCCAAATTTAGAAAAACTAGCTACGTCGTCTTGATACATTTTAACCTCTATTAATTTTGTTCATATGGGCGAACAAAGTGTCCCAATTTAATTCTGCAAAACCATCTTCTAACATCATTTTTCTAATCTCTGTTTTGCTAAACTCTTTTGGATAATTTTTAATATTGTTTTTAATAATACTTGCTGTTTGAGTTGAAATGGATGGTGTATATAGTTGCATAATTTTATAATTTTTTCCAATCAAATTTTCATTTTCAATAATGTCATTGTGGATTTTTAATTTGCTTTCAGCATTATCACACACTTCTCTCAAATACGCAAGGGTATAGTCTCTGTCTTCTGACAAAAAACTGAATCTTTTTGCTAACGTCTTAAGACCCGCCCCTTTAATTCCGTCCAAGTTATCTGATCGATCTCCGCAGATAGCTCTTGCAAGTGCAAAGTTTCTTGGATGAATTCCAAATTTTTCAACAATATTTTTCTTGTTTAAAACTTCCTTCTGTACTGGACGGTACAAGACGGTTGTATCATCTAATAGCTGAAAGAAGTCTTTATCGCTAGAAACGATTACCTTGTGTTCGCCTTTGTGAAAGTTACACAAGGCAGCAATAACATCATCGGCCTCCGTGTAATCAACCATAATCTGACTAATCGGCATATTATTGAAATACTCTGCCAGTCGAAGTTGTTGCCAAATCTTATTTTTCAACTCTTCTTCTTCTGAAAGAACTCTAACGTTCCTGTTCAGACGAATTGGCTTTCGACCCTCTTTATAATTGCTATTAGTTTTTCTCCTTTTGGAAGAGCCTTCTCTCCCATCCCAGCAAATATAAACCTTGCTTGGCTTAATTTCTCTGCATAATTTTTGTAGAATTTTCAGACTGCCCTTGATGCCGCCAATTGGCTGGCCATTAGAAGACAAAGAAGGGTCTACAATATAAGCCCTATAATACATGTTTAACATGTCAACGATCATTATTCGATCCATAAAAGAAAACCTCCAGTAGAATATACATTCTACCAGAGGTTTAAAAAGAAGTCAAGCTTGGCTACCTACCTTGGCTTCTATAGTCTTTTTTAGATTTTAATTTTTATCTTCCTTGTCGCCATAAAAATCGTCTGCCGTTCCAAGCCTCTTATCAAATTTCATTACAACTTCATGCTCCAGCAGTTCTATTACTCTATTATAAAATTTCTCATTTTCTAATTTATTGAGCCAGTCTTTTGTCTGAAACTTCTCCACTTTGCCGTCATCATACTTTAAAGTGAACCAAGCACCCGCATTAGTTAGGTGTTCTGATGATTTGATCGCTTCAAACCAACTTTCTTTATCCATAATCTTCACTTCATCACCGCCCCAGACAATTTTGAAATTACACTCGCGGCCCTGAGTTCCGAAGCGACTCTTTTCAATTTTTGCCTTCACTTCAGTTCCAATACGAAACCCCTTATCATCATAGATAAAACTCTTCTTTCCTTTCCTCGCTGTGAGCCACACACGCAGAGAATACGAGTAAGCTAGGGCCTTGCCCCCCGGCGTGAAATACGGCGTTGTAAGGGCCTCTGCTGGCCGTCTAGTGATGTTTGTTTTCAACTGGTTAAGAATCAATAATGTTGATTTAGTGTTGGCGATCGGCTGAATCAGCTTAGATAAGCCCTTAGAAAGGATACGAGGCTTTACTGCCATCGTTGATAAGGGATTAAAGTCTGATTCAATATCACTAATAGATGGTGTTAAAGCCATCGAATCCCAGATAAAAAGCATCTGGCTATCATTATTTGCCAACAAACTCTCAATAGTTTCCAACACAAATTCCACCGAACTTGCCTGAACATAAAGAAGCTTCTCTACATCGCAACCAGCATTAGCTAAAAATTCTGGGTCGATAGCACTTTCTGAATCAAAATAGATTACATCAATCCCGATCTTCTGAGCGTTGCCTGCGATTTGTGCTGCCATGTAAGATTTGCCAGTTGCTTCCAAACCAGCGATCTCACTAACCTTGCCAACAGGAATGCCGCCCCAATCGCCTCTTTTGATAATGCCATCAAGCCATTTGCACCCAGTTGGGATAAACTGATTGACCTCAGTTGGGTTATCATCCGAAAGTGAAAAAGCAACATTCGTGCCGGCTTTTTTATTAATCAATTTTTTCATATCGGCAATTGATAACCGACCTGTTTTTGCCATAAATTACTCCAAATAAATTGCGGGGGGCCGAAGCCCCCCGCACAAACTTCAACTAGCTAGCAAGAAGCTCCTTGAAAGAATCTCCAATCTCATCGGAGGAGTTGGCTTTATTGTAGGAATTAACTTCGCCATGCTCCTCTTCAGAGGTTCCGTTACGATATTTTTCAAAAATATCTGCAACCTCTTCAGTTGTTTTTGTTGAAAAGAGATTCTTGTACGGGATCTCTGTTGAGACAAACTCGTTTGCCTTAGAAGAATCCTTGTGAAGGACACTTGCGCGGCGCCGAGGTTGCACATCCGTTGAAGGGAACATTTGACCCGCCTTCTTTCCGTACTCGATAACCAAGTCAGTACCAGTTTCAGGGTCGGTAATATCGCCGTAATCTGGGTTGAGGACAAGATTTAGAAGACGCTCATAGACAGTCTTGCTGTATCCCCACAGGCGAACACCTTCGCCCTCCTCGCTACGGACAACGACAGGTGAAAAGAAGCGCTGCTTGGCACGAAGTTGGTTGGCAAGCTTGCGGTCTTCCTCATCTCTGGTGTTGTAAAGCTTTGAAGTAAATTCACAGACAGGACAATCGTCTCCATGATTCTTCTTTGGGCACAAAAAACCCGGTTCGTCACCTACGTTGTAGTGAAACCAAAATTCACGGAAGGGGTCTCCATCTGGATCTGGGACGATGCGTAGAGTTTGCTCTCCGTCCTGCGGTTTCCAGAAAAACTTTTTGTTAGAACCGTTCTCACGGCTGTTCAAAGCACTATACTTCTGCTTCATTTTATCAAAATTAATAGCCATTTATTTTCTCCTTTTAAGTTATGGAATGAGTTGATATTTCACATTCCGCTATTGTATAAAATTTGTGTGGTAAAGTAAATAAATAAAATCCTGTTCATAATCAGTCTTTACTATTTTATATTCTACCTTTTCTTGGTCCTTTTTTAAGAACTTTAAGGTCTCCTTGACCTTCTCCATAAAACTAATATCCTCTGCCAACGTTTTTTTTGTACACCCAAAGTATACATCTTTTTGTCGTATGTTGTCAAGAGGAAAAATCAACCTTTCCTCCCCCTCAGCAAAAACACCTAATGTATTCATGCGACAAGCATCGTTTCTTTGATCTATATCTGAATAGAAAGGTTCCGTATTTTTTAGCCATCCAATCATGTTAATCATCTTAGCTAGCGATTTTGAAAACTTTTTTTCATACTCTAATATACTAACCTCCGCAAGAAAAGATTTTTTCACACTTAATTCATCAACACACAGAATACTTTGAAAAAGCCCAGATCTTGCATAGTTTTGCAGTATTTTAAAGAACACGTCCTGTTGCTTGCTGACCGCCTCCGATAACAAATCGGGATCCCTAAGAATATAAACCAGATTAATTTTGGAATTCTTAATTTTCTCCAAAACTCTCAGCAGCGCTCCGGATATCTTTTCTTCTCCAGAACATATGAAGCAAATTTCTTGTTTGTCAAACTTCTTTAAAGAAATATTTGGAAATTTATTCTCTGCCTCTTCCACAGATGTAACCTTGGGAAAATCTTTTTTAGCGATAGTTTTACTTTCAAAGCCGCCGACAGTTGATAACTCCTGACAAACTAAGCTTCCTATGCTTCCAAAGCCAATAACTTTCATATCGTTTTCATATTCCCGAAATCTTTTCCACCAGAAAGGTTAACTTTAAATCTTCCCAATCTTGTCTCTGAGAAACATGATAACATATCTGTCATCATATTCAAGTCTTTTTTGTTAACATCTACAACTATAGAATCATGAACAATAAAAGCGATTCTAGAATTTTTGCCTTTCAAAAAGTTATTTAATTTTACGGCCTGCTCAAGCACCAAATCAGCGCAGGTGCTTTGAATGAGATAGTTTAGAGCGTGGAAATCATCAGATTCAATTTTTCTTTTAAAGACTGTTTCTATTTGTTTG